TGGGGACAAGTACACATTGCTTCAGGTTACCTGCAACCAGGTAAACGCAGAAGAAATGGTGAATGACTCACAGTTCCAGCACTACGCAAACTACTCTGCGTTTGACCCTACGACCTACTAAGGAAACATAATGGCACTATCTCACGCAATCGTTGCTCTTAACAGCTCAACAGCTGTTGCGCTAAATACAGACGCAAGTATCACAAACTCTGTTACAGGCGAGACATACCCTACCTACACATTTACTACGCTTTCTATCCAAAACATTGATGGCTCTGCTACCGTCTATGTCGGCGGATCAACCGTAACCTCTTCTTCTTATGGGATCTCTTTGGCACCTGGTGCCTCGGCAACAATTGACGGGCTTACCAATGAAGAGAACGTTTACGCAATCTCTACAGGTAGCACCAACATTGCAATCCTCAAGGTCACTTCAGCATGACCATCCGCATTCGTAAGAACGGTCAGAACATTACCATCTCTAGTTCAGCGTCTTCTTCAAAGAAAGCCTCTACTATTGTAGTTAAGAAGTAATAATGCCTTTTGAATCTCAGCGTCAACGGGAATTCTTGTACGCTACCCATCCCGATATAGCTAAAAGGTGGGAAGAAGAGACACCAAAAGATAAGAAACTACCAGAAAAGGTAACACAACATGGCAGCAAAAAAGGCAAGTAAGAAACACCCAGGCTTTGACAAAGCCTCATCTAAGATTGCTAAGAAGGAAGGCGTCTCTCAGGAGGCAGCTGACCGTATCCTAGCCGCATCTTCTCGTGGGGCATCTAAAGGCGCTAAGAAGGCTAACCCTAAACTTAAGAAAGTTAAGGGCTAATGGCTAAGGTAAAGATTGACGGTAAAGTCCACAAGTTTGTTAAGAACAAAAAGGGCGATGTTATCGTGAGTCACCCCAATGGAGGAGGTCCGACAATGGACCTGACCAAAAAAGATGCTAAGATTAAGACCGTGGCAGACGGAATAGCTGCTGGCCAACAATGGCATAAGACTCATAAGAAGGGAAAGTAATATGTGCAAAGCATGTGGATGTGGCTGCTCTAAGCCAAACTGCAAAGGCGCCTGCAAGAAAAAGGCTAGCAAACCAACAACAAAGAAGGGCAAGTAAATGGCTCATAAGGACAGTAAGTTTGAGAAGGGTATGACCCCAGCTCAAAAGAAAAAGTTTGAGGCTCAGGATGAAAAGAATGATGCCAAGCTAGCCAAGGATGTTAAGAAAAAGACAGCCAAGAAGAAGGCAGCTAAAAAGAAGTAATGACTTAGACCCCCTTTCGAGGGGGTTTTCATTTATGATTACCCTGACGCCAGAGAAATCTGGAACCCTGCTGCTTTACCCCCTGCGCCTTCCTATGGAGGATACTATGATAAACCTTGCCCAACGATTGGCAAATCAGGAGACTGATGCCGATCGTATTGAGTTCATTCGTGGAGCAGCAAACCTTAATGCTAAATCCGCCGATAAGAAAATTGTCTTCGGTGCGATCACAGGTCTTCTGCTAGCGAAAGTTCTCAAGAAGAATGGCTAGTATCTCATCAGTATTTAACCTAGCAATCAAGCGTGCGGAGAAGGCAGCCACAGTTGGCTACACCTCTAAGCTTCGTGAACATGCCGCAACTTATGGCTGGCCTGAGCACATTGTCTCTAAACTTTCTATGGGACATGATGGTGATAACCACCACATCACATACCCTGAGCATCTTGAAGATCAGATCATGACTCTTGAGTATGGCACCCAAGAAACCCCTGCTTCTCCTGCCCTTCGCACATTTATGATCGGGGGAATGTAATGCCTTTCATTCTTAATGAAGAAGCTGCCCTAAAGACCCTGCTCTCTGGCATGACAGTATCGGATGGTGGAAACTCTGCTCGCCCTGTAGGTGTATTCTATGGACAGCCTGATAAGGAAATCCGTCAGCAGTCTTATCCCTACATCACTATTGATCTTGTAGGAATCTCTGAAGAGGTTGACCGTGCACACCGTGGCGCTGTAGTTATCCCAACAGATACTATGTATACCCCAGAAGGTGTTACCAGCTCTAATACCGTGGTTAACTACCCTATCCCTGTTCAGCTTCTTTATCAAGTAACTACGTGGTCTCGTCAGCCTCGCCATGATCGCCAGATCATCGCACAGCTGCTTTCTTCTGGTAGACTACCATTTAGATTTGGGTATCTCAACATACCTCAAGACGGAACAAGACGCCGTTTGGATATGTTGGGATTCTCAAAAAGAGATACTACTGAGGGCGAAAAGCGTCTATTCAGTAACGTCTATAACATCCGGATAAGTGCAGAAATCTTTGAAGATGTACTTGTTCAGTTGTACGAAGTAACACAAAATCCTACAATCACGTTCACAAACCAAACGGTATCCTTTACCGCCCCGCTATAAATCGTATATTTAAGATAACAACCTAACCCTAAGGAGTAACCGGAATGGCAACATTTGCCCGCCCCGGAGTCTATATCCAAGAAGTGGCTCTACCTCAGGCGATTACACCTGCAAATACTTCAACAGCAGTTGCTGCATTTGTTGGTGCTCTTGCTCAAGGTCCAACAGCCGCTCCAGCATACGTAAGTACCTGGAACGACTTCAAGAACACATTCGGTGGACTATCAGACTCTTACCCAACCACTTGGGCTGCCTATAACTATTTTTCTAATGGCGGTCGTGGTTTGTATGTAAAGCGTGTAGTAGGATCAGGATCAACCTCAGCGTCAACAGCTATTACTGATGGCTTGTCAGGAACACTTACAGCTACAGTAACAGCAGCTAGCGCCGCAACAGGTACTGTCACATATACAGCTAACAATACATTCTCAGCAGGTCAGACAGTAACAATTACTGGCCTCTCTACCTCAGCTTTTAACTTGAGCGGTGTAACAATCGCATCAGCTACAAGCTCACAGTTCACTGTAACAAATGCAGCTACAGGCACAGCAGTAACAGGTGCTTCAGCTACAGCTACAGTAACTTTGACACCATCAAACGTCTTTACTTTGACTGCTCTTAACCCAGGTTCATGGGGAAATAACTATGCAGTACAGGTAACTTCAGCAGGTGTTTCTAACCGCTTTGGTCTAAACATCTACGCATCTTCAATCGTAAACGGAATCACATCATCTACTTTGGTTGAATCCTACTCAGATTTGAGCATGTCCTCAACAGACTCTAACTACATTGGCGCAGTTATTGCTGCTCAATCTAACCTAGTAAGCGTTGGAACAATCAACTCTGCTAAGTTCCCAGGAGTTACTAGCTCAAACGTTAGCCTAACTTCAGGTGTTGACGGAGCCGCCCCAGCACGTACAGATTATGCAGCTGGATGGACAACATACGATGCAGTTGCTACAAGCTTGGTTATCTATGCAGCTGATGCTCCATATGCTTCTACAGCTACATTGACCGCACAGATCCATGGAGACGCAGTAGCTTATGCAGCTACTCGTACAGACTGCTTTGCAGTTATTGATACTCCATCAGGACTAGCAAATGCCGCTGCTGCACAACAGCAGGTCACAGCAACATCTGCAATCTTTGCCGCAGCAACTTCAGGCGGAATTGCAGCTGCTTACTGGCCTTGGGTTAACATCCCAGATCCAACAAAGATCCCAGGAGCAGTTCGTCTACAGGCTCCAGGTGCTGCAGTAGTTGGACAGTACACATTTACAGATGCAAACCGTGGTCCAGCAAAAGCTCCAGCAGGTCTTCAGAACCGTATTGCTCTTGCAGTATCTACTGAACACAACTTCACAAATGCTGAGCTTGATACACTCAACACATCATCAGACCCAATCAACACTATCCGTCAGGTACCTGGCGCAGGTATTGTAGTTATGGGTGCTCGTACTCTTGATAACACTCCTAACAACCGTTATATCAATATCCGCCGTTCTTTGATTTACATCGAAAAGCGCCTTACTGATCTAACATCGTTCGCTCTATTTGAGAACAATGACGAGCGTCTATGGAATCAAATCAATACAGCAGTAAGCAGCTTCCTATTCTCATATTGGAATACTGGAAACTTGCGTGGAAATACTTCCGCTCAGGCTTACTACGTAATCTGTGACGGACGTAACAACTCATTTACTGATATCCAAAACGGTAAGGTAAATATCACAGTTGGCGTCGCACTAGAATATCCAGCAGAGTTCGTTGTCATTCAGATCGGACAACTAACAGGAAACGCTACGGCGTAAGGAGATAATGACAAATGGCAACTAACCTAAATGTTCTAAGTACCTTACTTACGGATCCAGTCCGTAATTTTAAGTTCCTTGTGCAATTTACACCTGTAGCTCCAGATGGTGCTACACCTGACACATACTGGGGAACCAGTGCTGCTCAAGGTGGATCAAATGCATTTGGTACTATGGGCTTCGTATCTCTTTCAGGTCTAAGCGTAGCGACAGAGTCAATTGCTTACCGTGAAGGCGGATACAACACCAACGTCCACCAGATTCCTGGACAATCTTCGTTTACACCTATCACTCTTTCTAAGGGTGTTATGTTGGGACAGATGGGAAATGCTGATTGGATGAAGCGCTTGTTTACAGTTGTTACACCAGGTGTGACAACCGCAGCAGGTTCTCAATTCCGTGTTAACTTGGATATCCAGGTTCTTACACATCCTAACCCAACAGGTTCAGCAGGAAGCGACGATACAGTCGCAGCTTCAACACCTTATGGACAACATACCTCAATGCGTTTCAAGGTCTACAATGCCTGGATTACTTCCTTGTCATATAGCAACTTGGATGCAGGAGCTAATACCCTCATGGTTGAAGAGATTCAGCTTGTACATGAAGGCTTTGACGTAACATACGCAACAGGATACACAAAGGCAGGAACTGCACCAGCTGTTACCGGCCAGTAATCAAACTAACTAAAGGTATATAAAATGACTACTAATAAGACTATTAATGCGGCACAAGATCCACAAGTAGCAAATAAACTTGCTGCAGATGCAATGTCTGCTCAGGAGGCAACCGTAAAGGCACTAAAGCCTGAAACCAAGTTGCCTCCTGCAACAGATGTTACATTGCCTGCTGGACTACTTGATCCGTTTACCGGATTGATTACCGCAGCAGAAGTAAGGGAGCTTACCGGTATTGATGAAGAGGCAATCTCTAAAATCACAGACACAGGTAAGGCTCTTCTTACTATTTTAAGCCGGGGAACTGTAAAGATCGGTGAAGAAGCATCTACTGAAGGTCTTCTTGACTCCCTATATGCAGGAGACCGTGAGGCTATTCTCCTAGCTATTAGGAAGGTAACCTTTGGGTCAGATGTAAAGCTTGGCCCTGCTAACTGCCCACACTGTGGTGAAGAGCAGGTCTTTGATATTGATCTAGACAAAGATGTTCCAGTAAAGACCCTAGAAGGTCCTGGAGAATTTGTACTAGATTGTAAGGTAGGAAAGGTTGTAGTTACACTGCCAAAGGGCTCAGCTCAGAAAGCAATCGTAGCTTCAAACAACAAAACTACTGCAGAATTAGATACAATTATCTTAAGTCACTGTGTAGTATCTATCAATGATGCTCCTGTGATTGATCCTAGCGTGGTTAGAAACCTAAGCATTAAGGATCGCAGAGATATTTTAGAAGAGATTACAAACCGCAACCCTGGCCCACAACTCAGTGAAATTAAAGTACCTTGCAGTGCCTGCGGCACGGAGGTACCGCTTCCGCTAACCTTGGCGGAGTTGTTTCGCTAACGAAATAAACTATGAGACTCTCATAGAGATGTATGACTTAATAAGTCAATACTATCCTGGATGGTCTCTTACGGAACTACGTTCTCTAAGTTTAAGGGAACGTCTTAACTGGTTGAATAGAGCTACAGGAAGAAGGCGGTGATTTAAATGGCAGATGCTTTTGGCAATATGGTCGGAGCCTCAGATACACCTGAGGGTCTAG